TTACCCACATATCTTACCCTATTCGGACTATTAGGAGAAATGCTATAACTTTGGAAATCTATGCAGCAACAGCAGAAGCTCTACAAAAGTGGGAGGAAAGATTTAAGCTAGAAAAAGTAAAAATGACAGAGGTGAAAGAAGGAAAAGTAACGCTTGACCTAGAAGGATTATACTTACCAAGCGGGAAAAACATTCATTTTGAAGGAATTGTAGTGTAAAGATGCAGCAGCCAAATATTATCGAACCACTGAACTTTGAGGAGATATTTTCCAGAATGAAGGAAGAGTTAGTAAAGCGAGATGAAAGTTTTACAGCATTAGTTGAAAGTGATCCAGCGATAAAGATTTTAGAAGTAGTAGCATGGCGAGAACTTTTACTCAGACAAAGGATAAACGAAGCTGTAAAGGGTAATTTACTTAAATTTGCAGTAGGAGAAGATCTTGATAACTTAGCTGAATTTTATGGAGTAGAGAGGCAAAAAGAAGAAAAGGATGAAAGATTTAGAAAGAGGATAAAAGCAAAAATAGCAGGTTGGTCAACAGGAGGAAATTATAGGTATCACGCACTGTCAGCAGATAGTAGAGTAAAAGACGCATTAGTAGAATCACCTATACCAGGAAAAGTACAAATTTCAACCTTATTAACAGAATTATCCACACTGCCAGAAGAGCTACTTGAAATTATAAGAAAGCAGGTTACTAGAGATGATATAAGAGTTTTAACAGATACAGTAACAGTAATTGGTTGCAATATTACGGAAATAGATATTCACAGCAGAATGAGCATAAGTCCTGTAATATCGAAGGAGGAAATCAAGAAGCAGTTCATTAAGAAGTTTGAAGCAAATAGAAGGCTGGGATGGAATGTTACAAGATCTTGGATAATAGCAAATTTGTTTGTAGAGGGTGTAGAAAACGTAGAATTAATCGAGCCAAAAGAGGATGTTGTAGTACTGGGGAATGAGTGTGCAGCGCTTGGCTACGTCAAGTTAGATAGGATTTAAAACGTATTTTTTTGTTTTGTGGAATCGTACCGGTTAGGGGATTGCGTGCAATAAGTGGTTTAAGGTTTACTGGATAAAAATGACCAATGTTAGGGAGACGAAAGTATTGATTTTCTTTCAGAAGTTGTAACTTGTTTTTTAAAGTATTGATAATATGGTCAAATATTATGGAAAGTGTTTTCGATATTAAGAACATCTTTATTTTTGATCAGTTCTGCAATGATCTCTTGCTTACTCATAAGCTACCTAAATCAAGGAAATTAAAGCAACTTGAAAGAAAAGACAAATGAAAAGTTTATTACCGCCAAACGCAACAAAGCAAGAGCAAGCACTGGTTGATGCAACAGATTATAAGGTTGATCCAAGATGTATCAGAGGGTTTAAGTTCAACCTGAAAGAAGAAACATTGCCGTGGTTGATTGAGGAATATGAATTGGGGGAAATTTTACGTTGGATAAAGGATAAAAGAAAAGCAGTAGTAGAAGGAGTAAAATTTCAAAGACTGAGAGGAACTCCAGCATCACTCAAAATAGCACTAAAATGGGCAAATATAGAAGATATTACAATTATCGAAGAACCACCTGGTAAACATTTTTTTGAACTGCAGATAGGGATAAGGAATGTTCCAAATAACTTTTTTGTAGATGCGGTTGTAGAGCTTGCAAAACTATCATTACCAGCAAGATCAAGGCTAATGAGGATTTTTAACGATTATTACAACGTTGATAGGTTTATTTTAGATGAGAGTATATTTGGCAGCTTACTATCAGACTATTCAGGTAGAAAGGTTGAAAAAGATGGGCCAGTGTTATCGTTTGGAAGAGTAAATTTCTTCAGGTTTAGTGTTACGTCAATTAAGGTTATAGAGAGTTATCTACGCAACCATTATGAACAAACATTTAGTAATGACATATATCGATTAGATGTAGCAGTACTTGGAGAGACAGAAACTCATACAAAGGATTACAAAGGCATCTATGAAAGGAGTCATCAGTGGTACAATTTAAAAGCACTATATCCATTACCACAAAGTTTATTACCAGAAATAAAGTTTGCTAAGGCACAAATAGTATTATCGGACAGTTGGAACTTAGGAGAAATAAATGCGTGCTTTCCGGTTGGTAGCATAGAAGAAGAAGGAAATAAATTTGTATTGGGAAACGATAAACTTTCAGGGCAACGTTGGAATTTAAAACACAAACCAATTTTAGAAAGGTTTAGCGTTACCCATAATTATAAAGTAGAAAATTATACTGATCAAAAGATCACAAAATATGTTTTAGCAGAACACAACATTTACTATAAAAACGATTTAGATAAAGAGCAAAAAGACTCAACACACGAGTTAGAAAAGCACATTTTAGTATTTTATTCAGGAGTACTGAAGTGGCACGAACATCAACATTTGCACAGAAGTTGGAAAAATAGTCAAGCAATATGTGTAATAAGTTAAATACTTATATTTAGATTCTCATATATTATATTAACAATAGTTTAAAGTATATGAAATAAAAAGAAAAGGACTTGCTTTCTCATGCTAAAAAGGACATGACTTGAATAGTAGCAAGTAAACAAAAGAAATTTACTTTGCACTAGAGAGAGCCGAATTAGGCTGATGTTTTTATAGTGGGGTAAGTATGAAGTTTAGCAAAGAAAAGAGAGAATCTTTTAGTAAGTTCTTGAAGGAAGTATCAAGCAACGGATTTAAGAATATTAATAAAAGAAATAAAGAAGGAGAGACGATATTACACCAAGCAGTAGAAATCTCGAATTACAAAACAGTAAGGTTATTAATAAAAAAAGGGGCAGAGGTAAATGCAAGAGATAAAAATGGTTATACACCACTGCACTGTGCAGTATTCGCAAAAAGTTTAGAAAATGTAAAAGTGCTGCTAAGGGAAGGAGCGGAAGTAAATGCCACTCAATATGTTAGTGGATGTACGCCATTGCACTCTGCATGCAAAATAGGAGGAGCAGGAGTTGAAATAATAAAAGAGCTAGTAAAAGCAGGGGCTGAAGTTAATCAACTGAATAAATATGGTGCAACACCAATGTACTATATCTGGGAAAGTGAAAAGTATCGTCTATGTGATAGTACAGAGAGTGAAAAGGCGAGTAAATTTCTGAGAGAAAAAGGAGGAATAACAAAAAGTAGAAAACTGACGTGCTATGGAATAGAGGGGCTAGTGGGAGAAATAGCAGATATGTTGGATAGGAGCTATTTACCTGAGTTCAAAATAATAGAGATAGAAGAAATAAGGAAGAAAGATAAGTCACTAATAAAGGAAGAGTGTAAAAATTTAGCGAGCAAGATAATGAGCCAAGTGAACGAAATGATAGATGAGGTGGTGAGAAAGAAGGCTTAGGGGTTTAAATTTAAAGAAAAGGTGAGGTAAATTATGAGTAAAAAAGAAAAAGAGAAGTCACTATTAGAGAACTCATGTAAAAATATTTATGAAAGAGACGAAAAGGGAAGAACGGCTCTACATTATGCGATAGACGCAAAAACAGTGAGGTTATTAGTTGAAAAAGGAGCGAATGTGAATGCAGCAGATGTAAGAGGACATACAGCACTGCATCTAGCGGTAACGGAGAAACGCCTAGAAACCGTGAGAGAATTAGTAAAATCAGGAGCAAATGTAAATGCGGAAGAATATGGAAGTAAATGCACTCCATTGCACCTTGCATGTATGGTGGGGAAAGTGGAAATAGTAGAAGAGTTAGTGGAAGCAGGAGCAGAAATAGAGCAAGCAGATAAATTTGGAATGACAGCGATGGATTATGCAAAAAATAGTGAAGAAATAGCCAAGGTATTAAAGAAAGAAACAGACAGAATTGAAAAGCTATTTATGAAGGGCTAAAAATATGGAGAAAGAAATAGAAAAGAAAGTAATGAATTTAGATAGAAAACCTTTGGATGAGCTGAGAGAAATATGGAAGAAGGTATATGGAGAAGAAGCGCCTAGATACTCAAAGAAATATCTGATACCAAGATTGGCTTATAGAATGCAGGAAAAAGCGTATGGAGAAATGTCAAGAAAAGGGTCAAAAAGACTAGAGTATCTGGCAGATCGACTAGAGAAGGGAAAAAGAATAAGTAGCGATAAATTACCAGTAGAAGGGACAGAATTAATACTAGAGAGAGGGGAAGAGACTCATGCAGTGATGGTAACAGATAAGGGTTTAATCTACAAAGAAGAGTTTTATACATCATTGTCAGCAGTGGCAGGAAAAATAATGGGAATGAGCTACAACGGACCTTTATTATTCGGGATGCGTGATAAAAGTGGAAATTGAGAATGCTAAAAGAGGTGAGATGCGCAATATATACAAGAAAATCAAATGAAGACGGTCTAGAGCAAAAGTTTAATAGCCTTGATGCGCAACGAGTAGCATGTGAAAAATACATAAAGAGCAGAGAAGGCTGGGTAGCATTGGCAAAAAGGTACGACGATGGAGGTTTCTCAGGAAAGAATTTAGAAAGACCAGCAATAAAGGAATTATTTGAAGATGTAAAGGCAGGAGAAGTAGATTGTGTAGTAGTATATACATTAGACAGGCTCTCAAGGGAAACAAAAGACAGCATCGAAGTAACGTCATTTTTTAGAAGGCACCGAGTAAACTTTATAGCAGTAACGCAAATATTTGACAATAATACGCCAATGGGAAAGTTTGTACAAACAGTGTTATCAGGAGCAGCACAACTAGAAAGAGAAATGATCGTAGAAAGGGTAAAAAATAAAATAGCAACATCAAAAGAACAAGGGCTGTGGATGGGTGGAACTTTACCGCTTGGGTATGATGTAAAAGATAAAGAATTAATAATAAATGAAAAAGAAGCAAAGACAGTGAAGCATATATTTGAAAGGTATGTAGAGCTGAAGTCAATGGCAGAGTTGGCAAGGGAGTTGAACAGAGGAGGATATCGAACAAAAGCAAAATCAGATATTTTTAAAAAAGCAACAGTGAGAAGAATAATAACAAATCCAATATATATGGGAAAAATTAGGCATTATGAGAAAGAGTATGAGGGAAAGCATGAAGCAATAATAGAAGAGGAAAAGTGGAAAAAAGCACAAGAATTGATAAGGAATCAACCATATAAAAAAGCAAAATATGAGGAAGCGCTGCTTAAGGGAATAATTAAGTGCAAGAGCTGCGATGTAAATATGACGCTGACGTATGCAAAAAAGGAGAATAAGAGATATAGATATTACGTATGCAATAATCATTTAAGGGGAAAAGGTTGTGAATCAGAAAAACGAAATGTAATAGCCGGAGAAGTCGAAAAAGAAGTAATGAGGAAAACAGAGCAGCTATATGAAAATTGGAAAGACAAGACCGAAGAAAAATGGGAAAATTTAAATTTTGGAAAGCAGAAAGAAATAGTGAAAAAGTTAATAAAGGGAGTAATGGTGAAAGAGGATGGAATGGAGGTGCATTCTGAATCAGAGAAAAAATTTATACCAATAAAAAAGAAAGGAAACAAATGCACAGTAGTAGAACCTGAAGGAAAAACAAATAATGCACTACTGAAAGCAGTGGTGAGAGCCCATTCCTGGAAACGTCAACTAGAAGAGGTAAAATATAGAAGTGTGAAAGAGCTGAGTGCCAAAATTAATATAGGTACAAGACGAATACAGCAAATTTTAAGGCTGAATTATTTAGCACCAAAGATTAAGGAAGACATAGTAAATGGAAGGCAACCAAGAGGATTGAAGTTAGCTGACTTGAGGGAAATACCGATGCTGTGGAGTGAGCAGTTGGAGAAATTTTATGGATTAGCAACCTAATTGAACAATTAATAAGTTGTTAATATAACTAATTTATAAAATTAAATATTGTAGAGCAAGGAAAGTAATGCCAAAGTTTAAAAAGATTAAGAACGCAAAAAATATAATCTATGAGCTGGCAGGTGATCAGGATAATTTTACCAATGAAGATAAAAAAAAGCTTTTCAAGTTGTTAAAGAAGATAGAAAACGGTGAAAATATTAGTGGAAAATTTAATAAATCTAATTACAACACGCAGAAACTTCTTACAAAAAAAATAATTTACAAGGATGAGAAAAAGGAAGGGACTCTGACGCTACTGTGCCACTCTGTGTTCTATAAAAATAATCAAGCTTTTGAGGAGCTTTTACAAGAAGCAATAAATCAAGGAACCTTAAAGGATGTTCTTAGTGAGGAATTGATCCAAAAATTGCCAAATGGTCTAACAATAACTTACACGGCACTGGTATCCTGCATATTAGAGGAAGATAGTAAAGCTATTAGAGCAGTTTTAGAAGCTTCTAAAAAGAATGGTTTTTAAAAGAAATTCTCAACCAGAAAGTGAAAGTAGAGAAAGCAGAAGGTCAAGAGATAAGCTATACTACACTACTTGACTATGCTAATAAACACAATTGCAAAGAAAGTGCAAAGATTCTCAAGGGATTTGAAGAAATTCTGAATATAGAAGTTAAAAATGATATACCTGTAAGTGATAATGCTGAAACTAGATGTGAAGATATCAATAAAGACCATGAAATACATGAATCTAGAATTGTAAACAGTGAAGAAGCTCGAAATATTTTAATAGAAAGTGAAAATCCTCAACTCATGTGTGAAAGCAACAAAGAAGCTAAGAACTCTTTAGATGAGCAAGGGCTAAACGCTTCTGACAGCCCATCTTCTGCTGAACCATGTTTTGATGCTACAAACGAAAAAGACAAACCATTAACGCAGCAAAGGCAAGCAATTCTAGCTAGTGTTGTTAGTACAGCGTTACTGGTAAGCAGCATTGCACTGTATATCATGGAAATGCCTGTAGTAGCAGTGGTTGTGGGAATAGTTGGATTAGCATGTATAGGTCTTGTGCTATATAAGCCAAATACTAAGCTCGAGAAAATTAGAGATATAAAACAGTCTATTATTGCTTCTCCTGCTTTAAACTCAGTATAAAAGAATATGTCCAATAATTTTTTTTAATAAGATAATTTATTTAGAATACTATCTAAATTATTAACACAACATTTATCTTGTACCCCTGCTGTTTCTCATTACCTTGAGCTATTTTAAACCTTCACAGCAGAATCAACACCATTTTTAACTTCAACATTACTAAGTGCTGTATTTGCCTTATGTGAACAGTAACACCCTACTGCGAGAAAAGTTAATGCAGCTACAGCAAGTGTAATACAGATTGCTAAATGAAACATTGTTAAACTTGCACCAACAGCAAATGCTCCAGATAATACAAAAGAAATAGAAGCATAGGTTATTTGCTTTCTATCCTGGGCGCTTGCTGCTGAGAGTTTTTTGTTTCCATTGTCTGGACTTGGACCTTTTAGGCTTTGCCGTATTTCATTTAAATTCTCTTCAAATTGAACTTTTGCTTCATCAAGTTCTCTAGTTTTTGCAGCTAAATCTTGCCTTATACTATCTTGCTCACGTTCTAACTGTGCAACCTTCTGATTTGTGCTACTCAGCTCTCGATTTCTGTTGCCAAGTTGTGCTTTTAGACTTTCAATTTGACCCTTCAACTGCTTACCTTGACTTTCAAGTGCTTCTAGCTGCTGGCTTTTATTTTCACTTTCATCTTTAAGCTTCTCTAGCTCTTTATTTTGATCCCCCAGTGCTACATTTTGTGTGCTCAGCTCTTTATTTTTGCTTTCAGCTTTTTCTAGCTTTTGAAGTACACTATTTAACTGCCCCTTTAGTTGTTTTTTTTCTCAGTGAGTTGAACTACTTCATTAGTTTTTCTAGCCAAATCTTGCTTTGCATCATCGAGGTTGTTTTGCAAGTCTACAAGCTGAGCCTTTGCCTCTTTAAGTTCTTTAGTACGGTTATCTACTTGATCATTGAGTTGACTAGCCTTCTGTTGCTCTTGCATTAACTCTTTATTCGCTTGTCTCAACAAAACTTCCATGCCCTCAAGCTTCTTTTGCAATTGCGAAACCTTTTCATTTACAATATTTAGCTCTTCCACCTTTCCTGCAAGTTGAGTTTTTGTTTCCTCAAGTTCTTCAGTAAGTGTAGTCACTTTACTAATTTTTTCATTTAAGCTTTGCTTTGCACTCTCCAGCTCTTGTTCTAATTGAACTTGTACATCCTTTAGCTGCTTATTTTCCTTTGTAAGTTCCGCATGCTCTTGTTTTAATCGAGTTTGTGTATTACTCAGTATATTTCTTTCGTTATTAAGTTGAGCTGTTTTACCAGTCAGATTATTAATATTTTGTTCTAGCTCGATTTTTGTTCTCTCAAGTTTAGCTACTTCACTAGCTCTGCTATCCAAGTTTTGTTTTGCGTCATCCAACTCTTTCGTCTGCTTTTTGAGCTGATCTTCTAATTTCCATACATTTCTGTTCAGTACTCTCTCTTTCTCTGCAAATTGGCCATCAAGTACATTTTTTTCTTTATTCAAATCATCTATCTGACTAGTTAGGTCACTATTCTTTCTTTCTAGTCCAGCATTTGTCTCCTTAAGCTCCTTTATAGTATTATCAAGCTTAGTTACTTTTCCAATTTTGCTTTCCATCTCTTCTTTTTTCTTTGCAAGTTCAGCTTCTGTTTTCTTAAGTTTCTCTTTAAGCTTTCCTACTTGACTAGCTAGATTACCATTCCCTTGTCCTAGTTCAGCTTCTGCTTTCCAAAGTCTCTCTTTAAGGTTAGATATCAGAAGACAAGCTATTTTTTTTGTTTGAACACTATCTGGCATTGCTGAGTGCAAATATCCAATATTAAAGTTAGCATCACAATTAAGTAAAAGCTTAATAGCTTCTAGTTTACTATTTTGAATAGCAAGGTCTAGAGGCGTACGATTATCACTACCTTTAGCATCAACATCATAGCATCTTTTTTTGAGAAGAAGATTAAGTGTTTCATTGTTATCATTTAAAACAGCGTAATGTAAAGGTGTACGCTTCTTTTCTATTTCTACTTCCTCCTTAAAGAATTTTATCACTTCTTCTCTTTTCTCTGTTTTGGATGATTTTGCTAAATTCAAAACAGTGCTATTTCCATATGTAATGTTGAAGTTAGCACCGTTCTTCACAAGAAGCTTTACTATTTCCAAATTGCCATTGCAAACCGCAAAGTATAAAGGTGTTATACCATTATTATCTTTGACGTCAACATCAGCACCTTTACTAAGGAGAAACTTTGCACCTTCTAGAAAGAGTGCCACATCATCGTTATCTTTGCTGCTATTAGGAAAAAAAGACCAAATGTACTCCATCCACCCGTTATTGGTATCTTTTTGAGCTGTCTGACGTGCATCACGAGCTATAAAGTGTAAAGCTGTCATATCACTAACGTCTTTAATGTCAACATAAACTTCACCATTCAAAAGAGCTTGTGCTACTTCTTTACTGTAGAGGGCAGCAAGATACAAAAGACTAGCACCACTAACTTTAGCCTCTAGGGATGAAGATAGCACCGTTTTGATGCACTCTTCATTTTTAACAGATAACGCAGAATTAAGTATATTATGTATCTTATCAACAACATTCTCATCTTCTAATGTTTTCAAGTATTCAGTAACGTGGTCAGTAAAGAGTTGGTTAAATTCTTTTCTTAATGCTATGGTTGGAAAGAATGCATGGCTTACAGTTCTTATACCGTTATCTTTTTCTTTTAATCTGCCGGATAAAATATCAATGTATTTTTGTTGACCTACAAGCAGTAATAGAGATTCCAGTTCCTTTTGATCAAACAATTTACTCTGATACTTTTCTGTAAGCTTATCATTAGCTGCAATTGCTAGAAGCACTAATTCTTCTACTAAAAAGCTGCAATTATTACTTTCTGTATCAAGTTTATACTTTGACAACATATTGTCATATATATACTTATGATCGTCCCTTTTTTGCAAATCCAAGTTAAGGTATCGTGAACAAAAGGCTTTAAAATTATCACTATTCAGGCCACTCATGAACACATCATCTTTATCTATGTTATTTATAACTTCGTCTAACTGCTCATAGTCATTATGCTTGACTGCTTCGTTCAAAATATTTATCACTTCATCAAGGGTTTTAATGTTCAAAACATCGAATTTTTCATGCGACCCTTCTGAAACTTTATCGTTTTCCTGCTGTGTTAAATTAAATAGCTCTATAAGCTTACTATTACCTTTATCAGTAGCAATTTTCATTGCATTAAATTCTCCAAGAAAAGGATTAGCTCCTTTATTTAAAAGCAACTTTACAATTTCAATACCTTCACTTTGTAAGATAGAATTATTTGAAAAATGCTTTAGTATTTCAGTATTTTGTTCAGGGGAAGTATATTTCAACAGAATCCTTATCGTTTCTTTTGTATATTTACAGCTATTAGCGATAACTGCTTTTTCTAACTCAGCAGTAACATTAATCTTTGCTCCATGCTGAAAAAGCAAATTTGCTAAATTATGGTCATTATTTTCCAGAGCGTAATAAATAGGTGCTTTATCTTTTGACTGACTAACTTTATTAACATCAGCTCTGTATTCTAATAGTGATTTTATAACCTCATCCCTTAATGAAAATCTTTTAGCCTTTATCATGCCTGAGCAGTTTTTGCATATATGGCTTAAAGCTGTATCTTTAAAAGAGATATTATCATCAACTTTTTTACTGTCTCGTAATAAAAAGTCTTTATAAAAATTAAGCCAATTGCTATGTTCACAGGCATTCATAGCAAAACGAGTCAATATCACTTTTTGATTGCGAAACATACTAAAGTTCTTCACTCTCTGTATTAGCTCTTTTGCTTTTTCTAAATTTTTAGAAGAAATGGCTCCGAGCAATTCATTTTCAAGACATTCATTGGATATCCTTTCTTTATCATACTCCGCTCTTTGTTTTGAATCTGTTAATATGCTATATGCTTCTTCAAGTTTTTGAAAATTTTTTTTTGCTGTTTCTTTGTTACTATTTTTATCTGGATGATGTTTTCTTGCCAAATTTCTATATGCATTTTTTATCTCATCCAGGCTGGCATTTACCTTTACTCCCAATATTTCATAATAGTCAATATCAAAGTTAATAACACGTTTAGGTGTGTTAATACTTGTATAATCATTAACTGGCGGCATAAATTTTCTGATAATTTTCTCTTTGTTATGTTATCATTAACCCTAACTTTTGTCAATATATATTGCTGATTTCTAAATTGGATTGGAAACGTAATTTACATCAAAATTCTCCAATGTAAAGAGTATACTAAAGCGCTATTAAACTATATTGCAAAGTCCGTTCTGATTTAACAAAACACTACACTTTTTAGTATCAACGAGAATTTAATTATTTACTTCCTCCAAAAAACATAAAAATGATCGTATATTTGTGAGAATGCGTTGCGTAAAATAGAATCGTGGAAATAGAAGCTTCAAATTGTTGCAACAAGGTTTAGACAAATTGGTTCATATGTAAATATGGCTAAAGTGAGCCAATGTAGATGATTTTAGCGCATAATCAAATTACCATATAAAAAAGTTCGTATGGTACAATTGGTAGACCATGCCATCCCAAAACAAACTCTTCTCACGGTTACTGGTTTTATAGTGTTTTCTAAAATAAGTGATAGTGTGCTAATATACAGATTTGCAGCTTTTAGCAATTAATCCCGTAATGGAAATTTATCATTTATTTTCGAAACTACTATAGTTGCTGAAAATGGTTGCGTTGTTTAAGTTTTTAACGATATATGTTGCTGAATTAATAGCAATTCATTTTTGACACATAAACTCTCAATAACCCTCATCTACCAGGAAGATCATCTGCAGAACTATGTCCTAAGTTGTCCTTTATACGAAGAACATCCTTAACTGATATAAGAGTATTTGGCCCCTGTGCACGATCATTGAAGATGGCATACGTTAAAACTACTGTGTTCCCGTCAGTAATACGCTTATATCCTCTAGCATTAAAATAACTACCTAGCTGAGTATTTGCTTCTGCGATTTTTCGCTGTAGCTCTCCAGTACCAGCAAACTTTAACTCTATTACAATTGGATGGGTACCATCTCTCGCTTCCACAGATCTTAACAGAACTAAGTCCACTTTCTGCCCTCCTCCCAACTGAAATTCAATAATTACCCTAGCTGGATTACTGCAAGCGTAAAATAACCCATGCAATATAGAATGAAATCCTGCTTCCCTAGCGTTATCTCTATTTACTGTCCACCTTAATGGAAATAACACATTAGAAATGGCTTGGAATACTTGTGCATGACGATTTTGTACTTGCCAACCAGTATTCATCATTATATCTGCAGCACTGTGCACATTACTAACACCACCTACTTGTAAAACGTCACCTTGAAAAACAGTATTACCCCTATTCTGCAGATAATGAGCAGGTGACTGGAATGGTATTATATTAACAGTTAGGCCTAAATCATCTTCATTCCTTCTATTAGGGTCTAATTGGCACATCACTTCATAAACCCTAGCATTTGGCCATTGTGCTAAATCTAATCCCATATTGGGAAATTGGTGACCCAAGATATGACGGATATGAAACACAACAACTCTTTCTTCCCTCCCTAATAACACATGTAAAACCATAGTTAAAGCACGATCTCCAATATTTACTTGTGCAATTCCTCCTTGCGGACCTAGCATCCTATCGTTATCATGATACTCAAACAAGTACTTAGTTACATATATCTCATTTCCATCTCTTAACACAACTCTTCTTCTTGTAAATGCAGTACTTCCAAAAGTAAACCCAGTTGTATAAAGAAATACTCTTCTATCTCTAGCGCTAACACCACCTCTACTTCTCACACCAGGTACAACAGGTACACCAAACGATGGATGGAGTAAATAATCTCTGACATTTTCTTCAATTTCTTGATTTGCTAAGGGTTCAAATAATCTTTCTACTAAAGAATATTCCCTTTCTAAGAAATTTTCTATACTAAGCTGAAAACGCCTACGATTAAGGTCAAAGTTCAGTCCCACACAGATAGCATTGCCTGATGAGGTATGGATAGACAGTGATGAAACAGGACATCTGTTAACGTAGTTCTCTGCTTGCTCTAACGCATCTGCAGCACTTCTTCTTCCTGCCTTAAGCTCAATTATGATAGGCACAGAATCCCCTAACCTCTGCACACCACGCACAAGAAAAGTAATATCTGTATACCCTCCTCCTACAAACAATTCAAGATAAATGCCAGCTACATGGCGATACCTAAAATTCATCAAAAAGCCTGACAAAAAGCCATGGTAGTCAGATTCGATACCATTAAAGTTTAACGATTGATTATACCTATCATATGTATCCAGAATATACTGTAAAACATCTTCAATATTATCTCTTATATTAACTGCATTATTGTCTGCTAACCCATTTATTAAATTTAGTAAATAATTATTTTGCAATCCAGGTGTTCTGGTAATTTCATCAAAGCCATCACACGGAGATGCTGAATTTCCAGTAAATGCTTCTCCCTCACGAAATTGCATGCACCTTACTGCTTCTTCATCCTCATCTTCCCCCTGATTCCATGCCCATACAAATGTTTTATACTCCTGCCAAGCTACTCGCCTTCTTCTAATACCCTGCCTCTGCAGCTCATCTTCTAACCACTGCCTCTCTTCTTCGCTAAATCTTGAGCCAAAACTGTTTTGCCTATCAGCAATAGTGTAGCACCTTACAACTCTGTTATTTCTTTGATCTACCTCATTAGTTAAGACAGCAACCTTTAAATTTCCCCTTCTATGATTATCTGGATCATTATCAAAGCGAAAAAAAATCCTTTCATTATTATTTGCAACATCAGAATCATGTACAGTAGCAAACATACCGAAAAAAAAATGCAGGAAAGAAACGATCTTTACCAACGGAATGTAAAAAAGATGGACTCTGATCTAAAAAAGACTCAAACCTTTCCACGAAACCTTGGCAATTTCCATTTAACAAACTTCTAATTAACCCAATGTTTTCACCGTTACCATGCATATAAATACCTCTATCTTCTGTGACAAGAAAATCCACTAACTCCAGCACCCTTCAACATAGACTGTGGATCACCAGAGCTACCAAAATCACCGCCTTGAGGAGGCAGAGGCGCTTCCTTTTCTAACTCATAAAATAGCTTTTCTGCCAATTTATCATAATCTATATCATCTTTCATACCAGCTCTTCCAACAATCTTTAGATTTTTAACTATAGACTTTTCAAAATTTTTAAAGTCTGTAGTTGAACAAAACTCCTTAGCAAATTGCAATATTTCTAGTATTTCACTCTTTTTTACATTTGCAGCACTACCTGTTCCGCTACTCAATTCCAAGTCAATGATCAATCCTGCAAGAGCATGTTTGATTGGCACTATGCCACTGGAAAAAAAGACTGCAGCCTTTTCTTCCTTTCCTTCCTGGCTATTGAAATTACCACATCTTATAAGATCCATCATAATTTTTCTAGCTTGAGTACTTAAAGTAGGACTTTCAACGACCTTATCCGAAAGGGAAGAAAGAAGAAGAGCGTAATCCTTAGGTGAAAGTATTTTATCTTCTAATATTTTATTTTTAAACATTGGAACTATAGTTTGAACTGTATCAAAAAAATTTTGGCGTATCAACATGCTAAGAAGAGAATATATTCCTTTGTCTTTTTTTGATAACTCAGAGTTTTTCAACAGTTCATTTTTTCCTTGAGCATTCATTTTGCTCAGACAAAAATCTAAAATAACAGCACCATTATAATTACATTGAACAGAAGATAATGTAGTAATTGCACCGATAATTTCCTTTTCTCTTTCTCTTTCACTTAAACGGTCATAAAAATATTCCACTCCCTCACTCCATCTAAGACCTACAGCTTCCCTAAAACCTTCTACACTACTGTATTCTTTTAATTTTAATCCTTCAGATTCTCGATCAATCCAGAAGCTAAATACAGGATCATAACTTTCCATAGACCCTAATAGATCACTTCTTATGTATTTGTTGTTGCTAGCTGCGGGCCTACCATCACCATCTACTGCATCAGGGGAAAACCTACCCTTGTGAAATTCAAACTTCTCCTGAAAAAGTGGTTGAATTTTGTCTACCATACAGTACTTACATGCCATATTATACCTAGAAAATGGGTTTTCTACTTCACCTATTTTTTCTGTAGTTAGCTTTTGCCCTAGCGTTGCGTTATTTAATCTTGTACCTGACCAACAATTTTCATCTTGAAATACATTATATAAAAATTTCAGCCCATCATCTTTAAGGTATTCTACCTGCCTGGTATAAGTTTTTACCCATCTTTCGATAGCTAAGCGCCTTCCAGCAGCAACATCAGGATCCCTATGTTTAATGATATCCTGTAGTTTTTTAAGTATTGCGGCATGACGATCTGTTTTTCTTGGCATTGCACTCTCCATATAAAAATACTTACTGCATTATGCAAAAGTTAGAATCAAATATCAACACTAAATTTATCAAGGACAAGAAAAATTTTATGAAAAACATTTTCTATATTTAGATATTATGCGTTTAACTGATACGTAGAATTGGTGAGAAAATCGAACAGGCCATAGCGAGAATAGCGGAAGAGTTAGATATAGGCTCTAGACTAGTGGATAAAGAAATATAATAAGTTAAAAATGGATAGAGCTTTAAGGGAGTTGCAATACTTAGGCTTTTTCCTTGAGTTGTTCAATTTCATCTATCGAAAGGCCGGTAGACTCAGCTATTAAGTTAACAGATACGCCAGCTTTCAGTAAGTTTTTTGCAACTTCAATTTTACCTTTTTCACGGCCAATTTGGATGCCTTCTTGTCTACCTTTTTCTTGACCTACTTTAAGACCCTCATCAAATTTTTGAGCTAAAGCAGCTATTTCATCCATTATACGTTTTTTCATTTGTTCATATGCTAGTAATTCTTCTTCTGACCAGTTAAACTTATTCATCTCTTCATAAGCTCGTTTTATTATTACATCACTACCAACTATCTTATCTAGATCCTCTTCCCTTGTTTCTCCTGCATAACGAAAAAAATAACACCATTTCTCTACTATATTTTCTAGTTGATCTTCCTTTGTTTTTGTAAATTTTGGTAGTTCTATGAATACGAAGTAAAAATCCTTTAAGTCATGTTCAAAGCTATTTTGATCTAAAATGACATGATTAGATTTGTACTCAGACTTATCAGGAAATAAAATACAGTCTGCTATAGCAATAAAGATAATTTCCTTAAGGTCATGGTATTGATCACCTTTATCCGCTTGCCTTGAGTAAGCTTTAGCTGCGTAATATTGGGCACGTTTTTCAAAGCCTTTGGTTTTAGCGACCTGCATTTCGACTATCACTTGTAGCCCATTTTCATCTCTGCAGAGAACATCGACAATGCTTTGTTTTTTAGAAGCAATATCAGGGTCTTGAATAGTACTTAAAAACTCTATATCCTGTATTGCATTTTTTCCAGCAAAGCCGAGAATATCATTAAGAAAGTGAATAAGGATATCTTTATTTTTTTCAGTGCCAAAGATGCGCTTGAACGATATATCATTTTTGGGATCGAGAAACTTAGAAAGAGCCATAGGAAATCCACTTAAAAAGCATCAATAATTATACACAATTATGAAGAAATATTCAACTAAAATTCAAACATGTTAGTAGGAGAATGATCTGCTCAGAAGAACTTAGCCAAGCAGTTTTTTTTATCTCTTCTTATGACTGCTTTTATAATATACCTTGGGAAGGACAGCTTAGACTTGATTTGTATTGATATTAAAGCTATATCTTGATCAAGCTGAGAGTTGAAAATATGGCAATAATTCTTTTAGACACAAAAACTATAAATCGTATAGCAGCGGGAGAGGTAATAGAAAGGCCAGCGAGTGTAGTAAAGGAATTAGTAGAAAATGCAATAGATGCTGGAAGTTCAGAGATAGAGATCAAAATAGAAAGTGGTGGACGTAACCTTATAACTGTGACAGATGATGGAAATGGAATAGAAAAGGAAGATTTGGAACTTGCATTTATGCGCCACGCTACTTCAAAATTAAGCGATAGTGAGTTAATAGAAATCAAGCACCTTGGGTTTAGGGGAGAAGCTTTACCTTCAATTGCAGCAGTAAGCAGAATGAAATTATCGTCTAAGGCAAGTGGAGCAAAGGAAGCATGGTCTATAAGTTATGAAGGAGGAGAAAAAATAGGAGAGGTTATCCCTTGTTCTTTGCTACAGGGTACATATATTGAAGTTCGTGACTTATTTTTTGCCACTCCAAATAGACTAAAATTTCTAAAAACTGAAAGAGCAGAAACACAAAGCATTGTTGAAATTGTAAATAACTTAGCAATGATTAACTACAATATTGGGTTTACTCTCACTTCCAGTAATAAAAAGCTCTTAAAATATGCTAAACAAACTTCATTCTTTAACAGACTATGTGAAACAGAAGAAGAATTTCAAAGCAATTCGCTGGAAGTTAAAGAGGAAGAAGACGGCATCAAACTTACGGGACACATCTGTAAACCAACTATTAGTCGTGGCAATTCAACTCAAATCTATACGTTTGTTAATGGAAGGCCAATAAAAGACAATTTACTTGTTGGTGCAATTCGATATGCATATCAAGATTTTATTCCAACTGGAAAGTATCCTTTTGCAGTGCTGCAGTTAGAAATACCGTACGACCAAGTAGATGTAAATGTGCATCCAAATAAATCAGAAGTAAGATTTCAGAATAAAAGGTTAATATATGAAATAGTGAGAAGAGGGATAATAAAAGCATTATCGACTAGGTTCGCAGCAAGTGATGTTGAGTCTCAAAGTATTGAAGAGTTTGATAGCAAAGAGCAGGTTAATAGTAAAGAGGAAAAAAATCAAAAAGAGTTTTATGAAAAGAGACCAAGTCTTTTAGAAAATCGTCTAATGAAAGAATTCAATGCACCAGCTGAAAGAAGGCAAAGCTTACCAGAAACGTTTAAATATGGAGAATCTCCACCCCAAAAGGGAACGATGGTTCTAGAAAAGAAGCAAATTGATTTGATAGAGGATCACCCTCTAGGATATGCACGCTGTCAGGTCTACAATACTTACATTATTGCTGAGGCTGGAGATAGGCTGATTATAGTAGATCAACATGCAGCCTATGAGAGATTGATATACGAGTGCTTAACAAGCATAAAAAGACAAAAACTTCTCATTCCTGAAATAGTTGAAATTAAAAACCAAGCTGGAATGGAGATGGTTAAAACTTATAAAGATAAGCTTTTTGAAATGGGTTTTGGTATTGAAATAGAATCAGAAGATAAAGTAAGGGTAAAAGAAATACCTGCAATCTTGGGAACAATAGATATAAAAGAGATGCTAGTTGATATAGTAGATAAGTTAATGGAAATAGAAGATACGCTACCAATAGAGGATAAGGTGAACAAAATATCATCCATAATCGCTTGCCACGGAGCAGGAAGAAAAATGAAATTGGAAGAGATGAATGAGATACTAAGACAAATTGAGAAAACTCCATATTCTGATCACGGAAGACCAACGTATATAGAAATGAAACTAAGTGATATAGAAAAATTGTTTGAAAGGAGATGAGTTCAGTTTGTCAAAAAGGTTCCCAATTAAGTATACGTAACGGCTCTTCTGATTATGAGTATAAAATGTGAAAAAAGAGAATAAATGCTCTAATTTTTTATATTATAAAGTAGTAGGACAGAAAGTAAGAAGTTGTAGGATAGCAAAGGGGTATACTCAAAAAGATTTAGCAAAAAAAATCGGAACAACATATCAGGTAATACTGCAATATGAAAAAGGAACGCGCAGAATTTCAATTAAGAAGTTATATGAATTAGCAGAAGCATTATCAACAACTGCTAGAGATCTAGCTTGCGGACAAGAAGTATCAAATGAGGAAAGGTATGAGGAAGAAGAGATATTAAATCTAGTAAGAAGACATAAAGAGATTAAGGATCAAGAATTACGTGAAACGTTTTATTTATTAACTAAATTCATCCGTATTGGTGAGGAAGAAAGTGGAAAGGTAGTAAAAATAGAGGTGGCAAAGGGTTTAGTTAAGGAAGGAGTTTCTGCTCATGTTATCTCTCAAACGACCAGTTTATCTATTGATGAATATGATAATGATGAGAAAAAAATTTCTATTCCGTATAAAGTAGGTCAAAGAATAAAAGAATGGAGATTGATACGAGGATACACTCAAGAAGATTTAGCAAGCAAAGTGGGCGTAATAAATCAAAGAATATATGAATATGAACAAGGACGAGCTGCTGTTTCACTTGAAATGTTAGATGAAATAGCAAAGGTACTATTAATTAATATTACAGACCTACTTCCAGAAACAAGAGAAAATGAGAATAGTGAAGTGGAACTATCGAGGTTAATAGAAGAATACAAAAAGATTAAAAGCCAAGAACTACGTCATGTACTAATAAAATCTCTGTTTGAAAGCATACAAATTTGCAAAGAGAAAGTGAAGAAAGTAGAAAAGATGAAAATTGCAAAGAATTTAGTTAAGGAAGGAATTTCTATCAATATTATTTTAAAAACAGTAGACATCTCTTTAGACGAAATTCAACAAATTTAAAATAAAAAATCATTATCTATTAATATCTTTACTTTTTGATGAAAAAATAAGTAAAAAAGATTGAAAAATTGATTTGACTTCACTCAAAAGCTATGGCCTTATGCCAATGCTGACAAAAAACAGCAGTAAATATATAAAAACATTTTGTTATTAGTGAAGGGTAATTTTTATGAATAATAAGAAAAGTAGTAGAGATCGTAGAGAAGAAATAGAGTTCAGAGCATTAGAAAGCAACGGTAAAGCTCTACTTGATCGTGAAGTAATAGAAACGTTTCTAAGTGCAGTGCATGACAGGGAAGAAGCTCGAGTTATTGCTAGAAAGCTAATAGATAATTTTGGAATAGGAGGAGTTTTAGGCCAGGAAATAGATGACTTGAAAACTATAGAAGGGATAACTGACTCTACAGTAGCAGTAATTTTATGCCTAAAGGAAGCTGCAAAAAGAGTACCAAGAGAAGAGTTAAAGAAAGGACCTGTAATGGATAACTTGGAAACCATAGTAAAATATTTAAGGGTGAGTATTGGTTACTCAGAGGAGGAAAAGATGAAAATAATATATTTTGATCAAAAGTGCCGTTTAAAGGGGGAAGAAGTGTTCACTGGTACAGTGGATAAGGTACCTTTTTACATAAGAGAAGTAACAAGAAAGGCATTAATAAGAAAAGCGACGTCAATAATAATATCGCATAACCACCCAGAAAGAAGGTTAAAGCCATCTGATGAGGATGAAGCTGTAACTAAAGACTTGGCTAAAGCTTGTCAGACTATAGGGATTAGGTTACTGGATCACATTATCATTACAAGTGTTGGATATTTTAGTTTTAAAGAGCAAGGACTGTTATAAAGCAGATATTTGAAGATTTTCATGAGTTGTTTAACTACTTGAATGAAGAAAGTATTTGCAAGTACATTAATTGTTACTTATAATTAATGAAAAAGTATATATTGAATTAATAATCAAGTAATAAAGTCGGTTGTAGACTTAGTAAAGTATATTTAATAGCGGAGGCTAATATGAGTAATAAAATAATTGTACCTTTTGATGATCAAGAAGGAAGTACTTACGAGTTAAACATTGATCTTGATAGATTATCAAAAGGTGAGATGTTAAATGCTATTGTAGGAATTGGTCGTACTAAGGAGCAATCCACCTTTGTAAGGAAAATTAATAAGGCTAAAAAGCCTGAAGAAATAGCACCTTTCCCTGGTAGAGAAGTTCGCGAAAACAAAATCAACTATGGGAAAGGATTTGACTATGTTTATGGCACAAAACCTGTAAGTGATCAAGAAGATAAAAATCCATTTGCTTCAGCTTTGAAAAAAATAAAGCCGAGTGCAGAAACTTTGAGCTGGTTAAAAAGTGAAGTGGTAGAGGCAAAGAATGTAAATGAATTGCACAAAGTTATAGATAAAGTACTAGCATCTGGAGGAAGGCTAAATGCATGTAATGATGGAGAGTGGAGTATTGCAGAGTATGTAGTATTGGGTACACACTTTCACAGATTAGAAAAAAGTGATCGAAAAAATCTAATACGTAAACTAATGCTAAGTGGTGCAGAGTTTCATGATACTTTATTGGAGAATAAATTGATAGGTGAAATCTATAATGAGCTACAGCCAGAAGTTCAGCCACAGATAGATGAGAGACTAGAAGAACTAGAGAAAGCTGGCGAAAGTGCTCTTCAAGAAGGAGAATTAATAGATATCGAGATAGACAATGCAACATTATATATAGAATTTTCTGAGGACAGTAAAGTAGAGGTTGCCAAAATACTGAGAGATTTAGGAAGTAATATTTTAAAAATTGGCAATGATGCAGTTGAGGTTAAAAGTGAGAAGGGAGGTATAAGAAACTATATCGATATGTCAGATGAAAGCTCTATTATATTAGAATTTCCTACAAGCATTGGTCAGCTAAATATTATATTGTACCACGATGTAAAAAAATATGATCAAGTACAAGTGAGAGTAGAAAACAAAGAAATGTGGGCTGAGTTACAAAAAAGAGGCGAAGAAATAGGAAAAAACTGCCTTTTTGGAGGAGTGAAACTTCAAGAAGCAGTAGAGAAAGGTAATTTCACTAGATGTGGCATATGGAGTGAAAAGTATGCTATAAAAGAGGTTAGCAATAATGAAGTATTGTCTCCGTGGGTAAATAGAATACGTAAAGGTAGTAAAGAAACCTTTAGAGAACTTTAATGTGTCTATAGCCAACTGTAAGGTTCCAGAGGTTTTTTCTTACCGTTATATCTGAGCTATAGTAGAAAATATTATATATGGTTCTTTGTATGGAAAAAAGTCTAGACTATGAAGTAGGGCAAAAAGTGAAAAGTTGGAGGTTAGAGAGAGGGTATACTCAGAAGGATTTAGCGGAGAAGGTTGGTGTAAAGTACTGGGCAATACTGCAATATGAAAAAGGGAGTCGTAAAATTCCAATTAAGAAATTATATGCTATAGCAGAAGCGTTATCAGTAAATGTTAAAGGTCTAGTTTGTGGAGAGATGCTACCAAATGAAAAAAGATATTTTGAAGATGAAGAAATATTAAATTTAGTAAAGGGGTATAAGGATAAAGAATTAAGCGAGGTATTTTATTTATTAACCAAATTTATTCGTTTGAGTGAGGAAAGAAGCAGAAAAGCGGTAAAAATGGAAGTAGCAAGGGGTTTGATGAAAGTAGGAGTTTCTGCTCATGTTATCTCTCGAACAACTAACTTATCTATTGGTGAGTATGAGGAGAACAAAATTCCCATTCCATACAAAGTAGGGCAAAGGATAAAAGAGTGGAGATTGATACGAGGATATACTCAAAAAGATTTAGCGAATAAAGTTGGCATAACAAATCAAGGAATATACGAGTATGAACAAGGGAGAGCTGCTGTTTCACTTGAAATGTTAGATGAAATAGCAAAGGTATTATCAATCAGTATCATAGATCTACTTCCCGAATCAGATGAAGATAGTGAAGTGGAAGAAAAGCTATCAAACTTGATAGAAGAATACAAAAAGATTGAGAGTCGGGAATTACGCGATATGCTAATCAAGTCTTTATTTAAAGGTATACATGTTTGTAGAGAAAAGGTCAGAGAGGAAAAGAAGATTGAAGTTGCAAGGAATTTAGTGAAAGAAGGAATTTCTGTTGATATTATCTTGCAAACGACAGGCTTATCAAATTATATGATTGAGAAATTTTTGTGATTTCATAAAAACTTAGCCAATAGTGGATTTTTTTGTGATAGAATATATGTTTGCTTCTGTAGGAAAAACAGCTTTTAGAGGATTTATCTATGATAATTCAGAGCATATTGGCTCAGCAAGCTACGAGCTGGGGAAAAAAATAGAAGGTTGTAGAATAGTACAAGGGTATACTCAGGCAAAATTAGCAAGCAAAATTGGTTTAACACATAAGGAAATACATAACTTTGAACTAGGGTGCAAGGCTATTACAATCAAAGAATCGTATATAATAGCAGGAGCATTGTCAGTTAATGTTATAGATCTACTTCCAGGACCAACAGTACTAAGAGAAAACAGTTGGTATGAAGATGAGGATAAAGAAATAGTCTATCTAACAAAAATACATAGAGAAATTAAGGATCAGGAATTACGCAAGAAACTGTATCCATTAGTAAGGTTTGTATATATTAGCGAGAAAATTAGCCAAGAAGAAGCGAAAATAGAAGTAGCAAAGAATCTAGTGAAAGAAGGAGTTTCAGTTGATATTATTTCCCAAGTGACTCGCTTATCTACTTATGAATATGATGATATAGAGAAAGAAATTTGTACTGATTCTATACTCTACAAAGTGGGGAAAAGGATAAAAGAGCAGAGATTAATACGGGAATACACTCAGGAGGACTTGGCAAATAAAATCGGTTCAACACCTAAAGAAATACACGACTATGAACGAGGATATACAGACATTCCAATTGAAATATTATATAAGATAGCAAAGACATTATCAGTTAACATTAAAGCTCTTGGACTAACAGAATATGAAAATGAGCCAGTTTTGAGGTTTGTAGGTAAATGCGAAAAAATTGAGGATCAAGAATTACTGGATACGGTAGCTAGATCTTTATCTGAAGGAATGCAAACTGGTAAAGAAAAGGTTAAAAAAGCAGAGAAAATCAAGCTTGCAAAAGATCTAGTTAAGGCAGGTATTGCTATTGATATTATCTTGCGAGCAAGTGGCCTAACTGCTGATGAGTGTGAAAATTGAATTGTGTTAAACAATATATTAAGATATAAGTAAAAATAGTTATATATTTAATATTTCTATACAGAATTTTTCTATCACTTTCTGATTGTCCTCTATCATTGCCTTTGCCTCCTGTTGAAGAAATTTGATATTTTTTGATGTAATGTTATCCATGTCAGCCGACGCTAGCTTCAATTGCGATTGTATTCTTACGTATCTATTGCCTATTACTTGATTCATCTGATAATTTACGCAGTCCAGTCCAGAGGCAAACATCACATTTAACAAAGGTTTTATCCAGCCTATTTTTCCAAATCTCTTTGAATTGGCATACTCTATGCTTCTATCTGTTCTTCCAGTACCTATCGATAACAGTACAATATCATCATTTGGAAATAACCTCTTACCACTTGCGTATGCACATGCCGCTGGATTATTTGCAAAAACCCCGCCATCCACTAATACTCTGTCTATCTGGTCAATTTTTAGATGTTTTGGTATGAAATAAGTAGGGGCAGCCGTTGCAGCTCTGAGTGCATCTTTTAGCCTGATAAAATTTCTGTCTTCTCTCCAGCTCTTAAAAAAGAAAGGATAGTTGTTGTTAATATCATAACTTGTTATCAGTACCTTACTTAATGTGTTTTTTAGAATATCCTCTCCAAAATATTTATCCAGTACAAATTCAATATTTTTATGTGGGTATTGTGTGCAATTAAGCCAAGAAAATATTGATCTTCTCAAAAATGAAGATTTAAAAATATATGACCCGTATTTTTGGTAAAATTCAACTAAATCATTGGCTGAATATTGAGGGTTTCCTTGTTTATCTTTTTTACATAATCCTGCTATAACAATTCCACCGGTTGAGGTTCCTGCCATTAAGTGAAAGATTTCAGCTACTCTCTTTCTTGTTCTTTTTTCTATTTCTGCTAGAATAATGGCAGGAATGATTCCTCTAATTCCACCTCCATCAACGGATAAAATATATTTAATCATTATGAATTTAGGTAAGGGTATTAAGATTTAATTTTTCCGCTTAGAACGTGTAATTTAAACTCATCCAATTCCTCAGAAAGATTTTTCACCCTTTCCTCAAGTACTAACACTTTTTCCATTAAACCATATTCAATAAGTTTATCGTGAAATTGTACCCTTGAGTCTAGCTTGGATAACCACCATATCAATGCTACGGTTTGGATTAATATGGTAATAATTACCGTAATTGGGATTTTTTTTAGCATATTTTTTACTGGTTATAAAATAATTGCAAATTACTGATAAAAGAAGAAATATGTTCAGTTTCTATATTTTGCTGTGGTAGTCACTATTTGAATTCGTATTGCTCTTCTGCAGATCCTTATGACTCCAATATATCTTTGATCTTATTTGCTATTTTTGAGCGAGCCTTCTGCATTGGAAAGTAGCTTTATTACTTCTCTGTATTGCTTGTTTTTATCTTTATTACGTTCTTCTGATATTACAGCCATGCTTCTAGGTGTTCTTCCATCTTTAGCTACAGCACTAGGATCTGCTCCTTTGTCTAATAAAAATTTAACAATTTCCAAACGTCCTTGATCTGCAGCATAATGCAGCGGTGTCCATCCCTCATACCCCCCAGAAGCGCCTATATCAGCTCCTTTTTGCACTAGAAAATCCACAACTTCTAAACAACCTGCCTCTGAAGCATAATGTAATGCTGTTAATTTAGGAACCTGCACATTAACATCTAATAGATTTTCTACCAAAAGTTTTACAACCTCTAAGTTACAATTTTCAGAAGCAATTTGTAGTACTATTTTATAATTACTCACAGCTTTACTCTTTGTATAGCAACATGTAACAACAACACATATAATTGTTATCATAAGCCATAGAAAATTTATCTTATTCTTTATGTTCTTACTTATTTTGTTCATGTCTAACATTTTTTTAGAATTAAATAATCATTTGCTTAAGTTTCACTTAAACAGCTTTGCTCACTGTCGCCTCTACTATAGTTTGATATCCCCTATTATTGAGAATATGTTCTGCCTTGCTAATTACCCATTCACCTTCAATTTCCTGACAAAATCCTGAAAGGCTGATCTTAGCTTCTGCAAATAATTCTGGATTACCAGGAACAGTTACATTTAAGTTTGATGTACTACGTTTTAGTTGTCTTAACTTAGCTGCTGCTGCACTAATTGCTGATTCTGCGGTAGAGTAAAGCGTTTGCAGAGTATAACTTGGACCCTCATTTCCCACTTTCTCTTCTATAGTTTCTCCCTTTTCATAACTGTGCCATTTTGCAATAACAGATCCATATTTGTTACGCACATTAAAATTTACCTCCCAATTTATAACATCTTTAGGTGTAAGTACTGTTGTGCCTAACATCTTTCCAGTTGCTGATCTTGCTTCTCCCTTTGGAATAAAAATTATATATCCTCCTGCTGGTTTTACTAACGCATCATATTTTTTGCCTAATCCTTCCAAAAAATTCATGTCGCTTTCATCTGCTTGAATGGTATGTGGTATAAATATATTTTCAAATCTTTCAGCGACTTTACCTTCATACCCATGCTTTTGTGCTATTTCTTTAATTAAATCTCCTAAGGTAATGTCCCACTGCCATTAAGTTAAGGAAGGAATGGTAAAAAACGAACCAGA